GGTGTTTAGGTTGTCGAGTTCGTTGTCGTTGCCTAAAAATTTATCCTTGATTTGCACCTTTGACATATTGCGAATGTCAACCACCGCCACTTCAAAAGTGAAAGTCACAACGCCAGTACTAACGACTGACGATAGTACGTTGATGTGAGCGAGTGGGAATATATTTTTTTTCACGTTGTCGATTATGTCCGTGCCTTGAGTAATGGTGTTAAGGAGCGGCGCACTTTCGAGCGTGGTTTTTATGTAGTCTATTGCTTGGTAAAATGTTCGCATTATTTCATTTGTTTTTTAATTTGTTTAGCTTCCTCCAAAGACTCATCGATTAGGTAAGATAGTAGCGTGAGTGATTCATGAAGAGGCTCTTTTCCCACATCTCGAACGTGGATTCTAAGTTCTCGCGACAATCTAACAAAGCTTTGATACCAACCCCAGCGTTCTCCAAAATTTCCTCCAAATTCAGCCCCTCCCTCGCTGCTTTGGCCTCCAAATGCAATAGGGTATTGCTCAACAATTCCTTGTTTAAAGTCCAAAAAAAAAGCATCGAGCCAACCACAATATCCATTGTGACATCCTTATAAAAATCAGCCTTGCTTTCGTCGCCATCGTAGTCCTCAATTTCATAAAATTCGCCTGCTTTGCGTTTAATAGGTCTATATAGTACCGACATTAATAGCGGTATATTTTCGTCAGTTCCGAGCAGCGTGTCAATCGTTGCGTGTTCGCCGAGTGTAATCTTATCAAAGTTTGGAATGAAACCGTAGTTAACGCCATTCATTTTGAACGTGCGAACGAGCTTCGGTTTTTGATCCAAAACTTTTGCAAGAGTCTCAATAATATCAGTAAAATCATTAACAGGTATTTTCATTACATCGGCAACAGTTAGGTTGCAAAATATCGCCACCATTTGAATGCAAACGAAGGTCTCATCGTCGAGGTTGTCCTTTAATACCTTTTGGTATCGTTGGTACTGAGACAATTTTATCTCGCTTAGTGATGTTGGAATAACTACTCTCATACTTATATAACTGAAAAATGTGGTTTTGTTTATTTTTTTAAGTGATAATCAATTTTTATAATTGATTTTCATACCCTATCGGGTGTCATTTTCGGAAAAATTCATGCACTTATACCTTTTAGGGTGTCCACTTATGTGCAAAATTTGGAAAAATTCATGCACTTGGCCTACGTTATGATAACTTTTCTCGATTTTCTTATCGATAGGCCCATCATTGCAAAATAGCGAAGGGCGTCAATCGCATGATTGTAATCGTCAATCGGGCGGTTGAGTCGCTTGCCTGTTTTGTCCGTATCCCAAGAGTAGTTACGCAGCTCTTTTATTAGGTTGGTGCTTTGCTTAGTAACTAATAAGTTACGTTCCTGCAATACCGAGATTCCGAAATTAATTGAGTCGGCCCCTTTTACAACTGGCTTGATGTTAAAACCCGCTCGGCGTATCTCCTCGATTGACTTTGGCTCCGCTGAGTCGGCCCAAATTGGGAGGCGTTTGTCCTGTTTCATTAATCGAATAATGTCCGAGTTTAAAAGCGAGGTCGAATAAATCAATTCGTCGGCAATTATTTTACCATTGTACTCGTATACGGCGATCATTGCCGTTGGATCGTTTGAGTACCCGAAATCGAGGCCACAACCTAAGAATTTTGCCTCTTGTGGGATTGTGTCTATTTGTTCCCAATTAGGGAACACAACGCCCTCAAGTGAGCCGAGTTGACCTAAGCCGTAAACGTTATACCAGTTCGCCCAAAAAGTTGAGGTCTTGGCTTTCTCTTTTGCTTTGAGGATAAAATTTAAGGCCGATTCGGGACAGGCCTCGTTGTCCTCGTAGTTCACAATTAAGAAGTCCACGTCGTGGTCGTTCATTAAATCGGTGTGAAACCAAAATTCGTTGACTGGATTCCAATCCAAATAGACGCCTTTTTTTGTACGCGAGGCGAGTTCGGTGTACGCGTGGAAGGTCATATTATTGGCCTCGTTCATGTAGAGGTAGTCACGCCTCGCACCTCGCAATTTTGAGTCGTTCTCTGCGCTAAAAAATTCGATTGCTGAGTTGTTGGCAAAGGTGTATTTAAAATCGGTCGCGTTCCATCGTTGCGGATTCCATCGACCTGTTAACACCATTATTTTTTTGAAGTCTTTTATTGCCCCTCTTTTGAGGTGTGGTATCGACTCCGCTACAACCGAAATCTCGAGGAGTTCGGTCTTGCAGCATAAGTCAATAAGTATTGGAAGGATTCCAAAGGTTTTTCCTACTATTTTTGTCCCCCTTTAATTTAATAAAGAGGGACTATAGAGCGGACGTGCCACCTTGCACGCCCTTTGTGAATTTGGTTAACTGGAGAACCTTATTTATTACGGTAGTTCTTATAAACATAAGCTCTTATTTAGTATCGGTAATTACATCGGGGAATAGTGGTTGCTCTTGGTGCGTTGTGATGTCTTGATATACTCGGTCGGAGTATTTCTTTGGGTGCAATTTTGCAACGATCCATTTGCGGGCGTCGATTTTTAAGCGGTCACGTTGCACCACATTCGCTCCAGTGAAAGGTGTGTGATCCTCGTCGGAGTGATCAGCGATGTCGATGATGTCCTCAAATATCACGTCAGCTCGGATTTCGCACGCGCGCACGTATCTTTTTGCTTTGTCTTCGTCTGCTTCCAACCACTGATAAAATGTAGCAGTACTTGGGAACTCTTTACGTCTTAAAATTGATATTAAAGAGTTTCCTTGCTCGATTTCTCTTAAGATTTCGTCGAAAGTTTCGTCTATTTGTTGCTGGGAGTAAGCCATTGTCCTATAATTACTTGGTTAACTGGTATATTTTTATCGGTTAATATCTTAAAATCGCGGTAATTTCTCAATTTTAAAATATCAAATAGGTTGGGTGCCAGCCAAAGCTCGTTGTGAGTAACGTCTTCGGGTTTGTTGTCGATTAATTTGTCTAAAAATTCACACAATAGACCGAATTGGTTATCCTCCATAATTCGATAGTTTGTTGAGGTCTTTTATAATTTGCTCATGTACTTTGGAGCAGGTTGGGCAATTGCTATTGTCTAAACCAAAGTATTTGAGATATAAGGCGTTTAAATAGGTCACATCGTCTAAGTTTAACTCAGTACGTTTTCCATCGATTACGCGTTGTCCTTTAGGCTCAAGGAATGTTTTAAACGATTCTTTGTCTTCTGCTGACATCTCGCTTTTAACTCTTTTGAAGTTAAATAAATTAATTAATTTTTTTGTCGCTCTATTTGCTGAGAATTGACGCTCTTTGCATTCCTCGCAAGGCTCAATACCAACTGAGTTGGTTATGTTAGCGATTACATCGCCAAGACCTTGAATTTCTTTTTTAGTCCTTCTTTTTGCCATAAATTTTTGATTTTACCATCTTATTGATTCGATGGATTGTTTGAATATGTATGCCTGTTTGTCGGCTGAGTTCACGCTGACCGACCAAAGTTGAAAGCTCAAACATTGTGCGCTCATACCAGGTTAAGCCTTTTATAAGGGCCTTGTAATCGATTGGCTCGATATAGTCTCCATCGTCTAAGATTTCGATATTACTAAAATCGATTATTATATCCTTTTGTTGCTTAGTATAGTCATAGAATAAGTTTCTTAAAACTGTATAAATATATCCATCTTTGATTAGATTGGTATTTTGATACAATTTAAGATACATTTCCTGCACCAACTCGTCAGCCAAGTCCTTGTCTTTGCATATTTGGAAAGCCATCTTGCGCCATTGGGCATCTTTTTTGGCTAACTCTGCCAGTATCATAACCGCATTGGATTAAAATACTCTGACAAAAACAAGAGCAAAGCGTCGTTGTTCTCGACATAGTAAACCGTTCCTTGAATAACTAAGCAAATTTCGCTTTCGTTCTCGATCCAGTAGCCGTTGATTGCGTCAACCATTACCCGAAATTCGACAAAGCTCCCGCCCATTCCAAGAGTGTCATCCTCTTGCTCAAGCCACATTTGTGTGCTTATTGTGTGCGGTTTTACCATATCGCTACAAACCTACTAAATATTTCGATACCAAGTTACTT